TAACAAATAGTACTTATGGTACGATACAAAATGTATCAGAATTGGCAGGTGGTGGAACAATGGGTTCTAAATTCATGAGTAAGAAGGTCTGGAAACAGAGTGGTGACTTATCAATACCCATAAAATTTCGGGTGGTTGATTGGCAAGGAAATGGACAATGTGTATTATCAGCAATATTAGCGTCAAAATATGCATTGCCTGGAAAATCAAATAAACTAACTGGTGATTTACAAGAAATAGAAAAGGGGTTGTTGGGATTTATAAATAAATCAGCTCAGGAAGTCTCATCTTTGATAACTAAATGGAGAAATTCAGGAAGTAATCATATGAAACAAGCTGCTGGGATGTTAGAAACTGTATACCAATCGCTTGATGGTGGTGTTGATAGATTACAAACCATATCAACTAATATATTGGAAGATATACATGATATTATAACATTAAGAAAAGCTCCGCGTCCTGTATCACTTCAAATATCTCAGTATTTTAGACATCCCGACATGGTTATTCAGGATGTTGGTTTTCAATTTTCAAATGAAGTATCACGGGTGGGACCACTTCATGTTGATATAACAATGCAGTTAATATCAAGAAAGATATTAACTGGTATTGAGGATGTTGGTTTTGGTTCATACAACACAGTTAATAACCGTGCTAGTATTCAAGGTGGGAATCCCACAAATTTTGAAACATTAAAAAATGACTTGGGTGATTTATATAATATCATAAATACACCACAAAAAGTTGTTCCTGCTGGTAGTACAGGTGTTAAGGGTAGGTCTGGTATTGTACGATAACATCAATTAGGTAAAAACGAAAAAATAAATGTTATTATTTTGGGAAAAAACGCAATTATTATAATTGTGATTGGCATCAAAATTATCACACTTATAACTCCCCAAGATATAATTTTACTTATACTATTAAAAAATAATGATAATATAAATTCTAGTATTTTTAAAATCCCTCCAAGAAGAGGTACTCCTAATAATACTAGTAATATAACAACAATAACACAAACCACAATTAACATAGTACTCATACTGTTCTCCTTTTTAAAATTAACCACATCATTTCTACTAACAATATACGGTAGAAATAAAAAAAAGTCAATACATTTTTTAAAAAGTATAAATAATTATAAAAACAGTATTACTAAATAGGATATAATGTTATGTTAAATAGAGCAAAACGCACAAACTTCATGAAGGTTGTTAAAGGTAGATACTATCTTGAACAAGATGTTATTTTAAGTAATTGGGACTTGTTTGATATGAAGCGACCAATAAAATTTGATACGATAAAAAGAATCGATATACAACGACCTGATATTTTATCATTGAGAATATATGGAACATCAAACTATTGGTGGATACTATGTAAAGTAAATGATTTGGATGACCTTTGGAATGACCTCGAAATAGGAAAAGATATTATTGTTCCTGCTTCTGAGGATATAATCGATTTTATTTCAAATGTTCGAGCAAGAGTGAGAAAACAATAATGGCTAATGGCGTACAATCACATATAAATATAAAAATACAAAATAAAAGTAATAGTTATTCATCTTCTGATTTATTTATACCTCCTAGTAATGTGATATCATTGTCCATCACGGAAAGTGTTTTTAATATTCTACCAAAAATAGATATTGTTATATCTGATGCGGGTGGATTAATTGAACGATTTCCTGTTATGGACGGTGATATTTTATCTGTCGAGCTTGGTAATGATAGTGGAGATGAAGATTTATTATTAATGGATTTTGAGTTAAGTGACTTTTCGGTTGATTCTGATAGTGGTGAAAATAACACAACAATCATTAGATTTGTTGGTTATTTGTCATGTAATGAAATGTTTATTCCTTATAAAAACAGAAGTTTCAGAGGAAATTCAGAAGATGTATTAAAAAAGATTGCTAAAGAAGTTGGATTAAAAATAAAAAATCCTAATTTTTCAAGAAGTGTTGATAATATGATTTGGTATCAGGATAGTAATAATTATAATTTTATCAGACATGTATTGAAACGGGCGTTTATTTCTAATGATACGCTATTCTTTTATGGAACATCAAAAAGTGAGTTTATTTATACATCATTAAATAACGAGATGGACAAACAAGAAAATTTTAAATTAGAATTTGATGGTAATAAAATGGATAATTTTATTTATGGTTTAGATAATCATGATATTATTTATTTTTCTAATTACGATATAAAAAATTTAAATGGTTTATTTAATAAATTAGCTGCATATGGCGCATCGTATGGATATTATGATTTACGAGGTGGTTATGTTGGTGGTATAATAGATAAATCTAAAAAGTTCACAAATTTATATAATAAAAACACAAAATACTCAGGGACACCATCCGTTTTTAAGAATGTTGGGATGTTTAGTAATCCTAATGTATATCAGGAATACCCACAAGGATGGAGTCAAAATTTATATTTAAAATATAATTTTTTCACATCAACCATATCAATGGATATTAATTCATCGTCGATTGTAAAATTATTTGATAAAGTTAATCTTGCATTACCAGCTGTGTATGCAGTTGATAATGATATCAATGAAGTTTATTCTGGTCATTATTTGGTTGCTGGAATAACAACCAGTGTGGTTAGAGGTGGGGTATTAAAAAAGAATATATTAATAGCGAGAAATGGCATTAATAAATCTGAATATTTAACAGAATATGGAGTTGATTAATGGATAAAGATATAACAAATCTGAAACGTGTCATTAATCAGGGTGTTGATAGTTCAATAAACGAATTTATGAATTATGAATATTATGAGGAAGAAGACGCAGAATATAATGATACATATACAGCAACAATAGTTAATAACAACGACCCAGATAGACAAGGAAGATGTCAAGTAAGAGTATTTGGTATACATGGTGATAAAATACAAGATAATGATTTGCCATGGGCAATACCAGATTTTGGTTTTATCGGAAGTACCATGGGTTCATTTATTGTACCCGTTAAAGATACTATTGTGAGTGTGTATTTTGAAAGAGGGGATAGATATTTTCCTCGGTATACAAGAAAAGTAATGGATACTTCAAAATTACCATCTGGAAAAGATATAGATTATCCACATAATATGGTATTTTTTGAAACAGATAATGGTGATAAATTTGAAATAAATAGAAGAAAAAAAACAACGTTGTTTGAGCATAATTCAGGAACAAAAATAGAAATTGATATGGTGGGGAATGTTACAATAGATTCAGTAATGTCGGTTTCAACAAAACACAAAATGTTTCTTAATGATAATGGTGGATTGGTAATCCCAGGAGTTATGGGTCCGTATTGTGCGATGCCAATATGTCCATTAACAGGTGCTCAACACATCGGTCAACAATGTGCTCCAGGAGTTTAGTATGGGAATTTCATTTAATGATAGTGATTTAAAAGATAGAATAGTTGGTGCGTTAAAAAAGGCTATGTTTGATGTGCCAGATAGTGTGAATGACGATGGTAGTGTTAATATGAAATCTATTGCTATGGTTGGTGATGGTGGAGAAATAAAATTTAAGGGTGCTACAAATCCTACATATCAACCACCATATAGTGTTGGTGGGGAAACTGGTATGGAAAAAATAGCAGAAGCTGTCAGTAAAGAAGTGTTGGGTTATATTGTTGAAAATGCAGATGTGTCGATGAAAAACAGAATGGATACATTGGAAAATGATTATAATAAGATGTTGATAGCTATGCAAACTGCTGTTGCAGCTATGGCAGGACCATTATTTCCAGTAGGTACGGCATTCACAGCAATTGTTACTCAGGGTGGAACAGCAGCAAGAGTATTAAATACAACACAAATGAAACTGAAAGAAATAACACAGATAAGATAATTTATATAAATATATACAGGGAAATTACAAATGAATATAAAAAAATATGCAGACAACTGGGCATATGATTTGTCAAAAAATTTTAGTAGAGATGGTGAAATTCATGATGTTGATGTTATAAATCAAAGTATTGAATTTATTTTATCTACTCTATATGGTGAACGGTTGTTTAATGTTGGGTTTGGTTCAGATTTTCAAATGCGTGTGTTTGACACAATGGATGAAAACTTTCTTGAAGTTTTGTTGGATGATACAATTAATGCAATAACAAAATGGGAACCACGAATAACAGTACTTAGTACTGATTCGAGAATAACATTAAATGTTCATAATGGTTCGGTATTCATACTAATTCCGTATATAATAAATGCTCGTGAAATAAAAGCAGAATTCAAAAAGAAAATAACTCAGTAGGTAACTTATGGCAGAAAATTTTTTAAAATATACTAGTTTGACATATGATGATATTTATAATCAAATGTCAGATAAAATAAATGCTGATACGAGATTTGATAACCCTCGTGAATCTGCAATATTCCAAACAATAATTGAAATTTTTGCAGGAACAACAGATATAATAAATTATTATATCCAAAGACGTGCAGAGGAGTGTTATTTTGACACAGCACAATTAAAATCTTCAATAATTTTATTGGCGAGACAGTTGGGTTATGTTGTAACGCGACCACAACCATCAAGAACAACACTTAAGATTAAGTTAAAAGGTGATTTCACTGGTGTGTTTGATTCTACTCCAGGTGCCGATAATAAAATTCAGGTTCCGTATTATAGTAAATTCGCTGTAGAGGGAAATGATTTTGTTTTGGTTGATACCATGACATACAATGTTACCCCTGATGTGCTAACAACTATGTTAGCAGATACGGATGATTTTGAATTAGATATTGTTAAAGATTCATTTGATAATGATATTATGATAGTCCAGGGTGAAATTAAGGAAAGTGTTATCGTCGGTGCTAAAAACACTCAAGTTGGTTCCAATTTCCAAATTTACAGAATAGAGGATACAGAATTCTCTGATGTATATGGTGATAATGATTACTTCCATAATAATGTTACACAGGTTTATGTTGGTAATGAAAAAACTAGTGATACTAAGTATTCTATAGATAGACGCTCATTAATAAATTGGGAAAGTTTAATAACAAATGATTTATCAGAAGCAACAAAAGTATGTCTAGTTAGAACAACACCAGACGAAACAATCGAAGTGTTATTTGGTGATGGTAATTACGCAGCAAAAGGACCAGCAACAAAAGAAGATAATATATACATCCAATATTTAGCAACAAAAGGAAAAGAAGCTAACAAGGTTGGAGTGATAGATAGAAATGTTACACACGATGGTGTTGTATACACAAATCTTGGTATCGATATCACTGATAAAATCACATTTAAACTAAATTCTAATATTTATGGTGGTTCTGACATTGAAGAGAATGACAGTATAAAATATAATGCACCAAAAATTTATTATAGTTTGGATAGATTGGTTTCTAAATCAGATTATGTGAATTATTTAAAAACAATAAAATCTCCGATTGTGGTACAGAATGCGATAGCTTGGGGAGAACAGGAAGAGCGCGACAAAGCAAATGTGTTTGCTGATATTAAAGTATTTAATGTTGGATTATTTTCGGTGTTGGGAAGTTTATATGATTTGAGTGGTGAGATTTACGAACCAAAATCATCATTATTAACATCAGTTCTTGATAAAGATTATGACCCAGATGGTTTACAAACACAAGGATATTTCAATGTTTATACACGTCAAGCAATAGCATTACAATTACAAAAATATCTTGTTACGTCATATTACAATATAAATATAGGACATAACCAAATAACAAATTTTGGATTTTCACCATGGAATTTTAACCAGTTTGGTACTAATGCAAAATTAGATTTTTGGTATAGAAGTGAAGAGCCCAGTAATGCAAGTAATATAGAAACATCTGGAAGTGTTGTAATGGACTTAACTAATATAACGTCGTTTGAAGAAATTGCAAGTTTAGTTAGTACTGAATTAACATCTTTTATGGATGTTAGAGCTAATGCATATGACAATACAAATTACAATGATAATGCATTTGAAAACGACACAGATTTATGTACATATGAATATGACTTAAATGCTGGTTCTAATGGGATGTCACGATTTAATATTAATTATAGTACAGATTCACCATGTTATATTTTTGATTTCATTGGTGGTGTTGGAAGTTTATCTAATTTGATGGGCTTCGAAGATGTTGGTTACATAACAATAGCAACAACAACAGATGAAGAGATGTCAGGAAAAATAACTCAAATTGTGGGTAAATTGGATGAACGAGCACAGTTAAATGTAAAGAATATTTATGTGTCTTCTATCATCCATAAATTTAATCTTGAAGGAACTGTGTATGTAGAATCATTGTTTGATAAAGAGGATGTTAAAAAAGAAGCAAATAATGCAGTGTATGAGTGGTTGAATATAAATGCAGATTTTAATATTCCTGTACGAAAATCAAATATATCTGATATTATAGATGCAAAGAGTGGTGTTGTTCATTCTAATGTAAAATTGGTTCCTACTGATATTACATACGGTTCTAACAATACAGAAAATAAGTGGTATAAACACAGAGAGGATGTAAATTTACAACCATATTCTGAGGGGTCACTAAATGAGATAGCTGATATTATAGAAGATGCGTTAACAACGTTCTTTAGTAAATCATCATTTGATGATGTGTATAAAGAAAGGTGGTTTTTTTATGATAGTGCTGAGTTGTTAGAACGTGAACAGTATACTATTAATAATGCTGTTAACGAAAGATTTTTTTATAACTTGTTTTTAAAAACAGTATATGATAGATTATTAGAAGGAGCACAGAATCAATTACCACCAACAAATCCTGACGATTTTAATAAATATAGATATGATAATGAAATAAATTATAGGAAATTTTTAGGTTATGCTGAGACATCACAACAAACACAATCATTCAATGAATTTTTCACGTTTAGTGTTACATGTGATTTCTTTAAAGTTGTTAACAAAATACATAAAGACTTGAGTTATATTATTAAATTAAATCTTTTGGATTCTAATGGTAATATTGAACAAGAAGTTAATGCTGCTAACCAATTTGTCAGAGGTGGATATACTCTTGATTCAGAGGTGGTGCAAGTGTCGTTGGCACAATTAAAATACGAATATAAATAAGGGGAATATATAAATGGCTAATGATTATACAATAAACAATACAGCATATACAGAAAATACATTTACTAATATATATGTTAATTTGGCACGGGTGGAAGACGCTAGTGGTCAAGAAGACGAATTGGGTATTATAATATGTAATTCTGTTAGTAAAGCTGGTGGATTAACAAACCCGCTTAACTGTAGACAGTTTAGAGAATATATACGTTATGACCATGGAATAGAACAGACTTTTTATTTAAAAAATTCAATAGATTTAGATATTTCTAACTCAACATCATATGGTGAATTGGGTACTGGTGTGTTGTTAGAAACACCACATCAAAAAAGAAAAATTATAATAAAAGAATGGAAAGATGATAAATTGGATGTCGATAATCCATGGAAAATTGTAATCACATCTGCTGATACAGATACTGTACATATATTAACAAACAATGATAATGTTGGTATTTTTGGTGGAGAAATATATTTAAGTGGTGCTGGTGTAAAAACATTATCATTTGGTGTGTTGAGTAATGGATATTTAGATACCATGGACGATTCTTATTATAACAGTTTACATGTAAGTAATTGTAAATTGTTAACAAATCAAATTCATGATAATTATAATGATGATTATTCTTATGAATTTATAAACTATACTAATTTGACAGTATCGAATTCTATGCTTAGTAACATATCGAGTAGTGGCTCTATCCATATCAGAAATGATTACTATAATCAATTCATGGAATATCCAAATTATGTGTTTATAAATGATATATTTTATAATATGTCCAATATTCTTGGACATTCAGTTGAAGTACCAGAGCTTGATACATACTCATGTGTGTTTAATACACCATTGAGTGGGTTCTATGATAATGTAAATGAAGTTGGATATGAAAATATGTTATTGGATAGTGTATCTGGTAACAATCAATATGAATGGGCTGGAACAAGTGCATGTAGTGCATCTATTGATGAAAGCTATGCACAGGATGATGATTATCATTATTTAAGTGCTGCTTGGTCAACAATAACAGTTTCTGGTACACCAGAACTCGATTTAGTGTACTATAACGAAGCTTTTGGTAAAAGAGATGGTGTAGGACCACTTTCATTCCCAACTGTCCCTGAGCCACGTTTATCGGCTTCTACATCAACATCAACAACTATTAGTAATTTAGTTAACAATTATGATACTCAATATAGTCCTAATGAATATGTTTGGTATTTTTCAGAGAATAATGGAACATCGGGTTCAACATCATCTACATCAGTGGATACAGTTGAACATACATATGTATCATATGGTGCATTACACACTATAGTAGATATTACTAGTTATAATAGTTGGTATGTTGTTAATGGCATATTACCAGTAAACATATCATATGGTGATTTATCATTTGATTTGTCAATTTTAGTAACATCTTCTGACTATTTTGATGAGTACTATGTAGAAACATCTGCTGCTGGTGAGTTTGATGAAATAACATTATCGGCTATTAACACAACAACAGAACAGGTTGTGTATGATGAAGTGTTTAAATCATGGGGATATGATTTTAATGAAAAATTTATTATAGATATCGATTCTAATATCAGAAATATTTTATATAAAGAATATGATGGTGATTTTAAATATCCAGGTGGTTCGTTAGTACATAGTAATAAATATAATAAATTAGGTGATTATGATATAACAGTTGGTGCTGCAGGAGCAGATGGTAATGTTGTAACACAGACATCTGGGTTAACAATATCAGAAAAAGCACAAACTAATTATTATGTAGATATGGCAACAGCTAATGATAACAAATGGTTATATAAACGAACTGGGATTTATGATGATTTTAGTGATGGTTTGGTTGATTCTGCATGGACACAATTTGCAGCATATTACACACCATTTGCATATGATGATACATATGCAGTTAGTGGAGTAACATATTCACCCGTTCCAATCACAGATAATTTTATACATTATAATTTAGATATGGAATTCTCATTTTTAAGACTCCCTAATGATATGGATTCAACACCATGTATAGAATTGACAAATAAATTAGGTGAAAGTGTATTGAAAGTGTCATGGAATATTGCCAGAACTGAATTAATAGCTGAATATTATACTGATGAATCTGAATATATTAGTTATAAGAGTGATGTTCTTACACGTAATGTTGTTAATTGGAGATGTGCAACTGGTTCTGGTGGAATAATGGACCTGAGAATAAGACATATACCAATAGAACATGGTGGAGAGATTGGCATTGAAATCATGTATAGAGTTGATAAATCGGAAGATTGGATTTCCTCTACTATTTTATATGGTAGATACATCCACGAAGAGGATAAAAAATTACGCATTGGTGTACATACTGGCTCACCAACAATCGGAATTAGATATATTAAAGCACAATCAGTAACAGGGTTTCAATATTTAAATGGTTCAACAAAATATCCATTGTCGTATGAAGAATTAAAACATATGACAAATGATATAGAATTGATTCCATATACAGGAATGCCTTTAGGAGATTACAGAGATAGATTTTTATGTCGTAATCATAGAAAGATAAGCGATTATTTTATAGTTCACCCAGAAAGATTTTTTGAAATAGATGCGTGGGATTTGGATAGTTATGGGCCTTGGATGATGATATATGATGTTCATACACAGGTCAAAGAACCAACCGATTCTCCTAATGTAATTTCATTTAAAGATACATTAGTATCAAATGGTATTATTTATAATATCAAAAAGGGAAATGATGATGGTGAATATATTCCGAATTTAGAATTATCAAAAATATTTGATATGTGGATTGTTTGGCAGTGTAAGAAATATACGGGTGATGAGTGGTATAATTATTATTATACAAAAATTAAAATTGAACCAACAAAATGGTGGGGATATGGAAGAGATAAAAAATATGCTGAATTAATTGGTTCTACAATAAAATCAGAACAAGGTTTTTGTGTGTACGATATAAAATAGGAAAATAAAATGGCAATATATTACATAAATGGATATAATAGAAATGTTAATAAAAACGTATACCCATATGATACGGTTGAAAATGGTGCGGAAAATCTATATGAATTATTATCGAGTGTAGAATTAGAAGATAATGATAGAATATTAATCAATAATCCCGCAGATGATAATTATTATGTTGATGAGACTGCTAATGATGTGACGTTCACAACACGTGTTATTGTTATGCCAGTTAATAATGATGGTGTGAAACCAATAGTTAGAGTAAAAACTAATGGGTCTGGTATTATTATTGGAGATGGAGCACACGGAACGTCAATAACAAACATAAATTTCCAAAAAACATCGGTTAATGGTGGCTCATGGGTATATGTAAATAATTGTGTGTCTGTAACATTAAAAGGTTTGTATTTTAGTAATGGTGGTGAGTTTGTTCAAGAGGGAATACCTATTTACATCAGTGATTCTAAATATATAGAAGTTAAAGATTGTCATATTGTGATGACATCAAATGATGTAACAGCATCTATTGGTATACTTGTAGATAATTCTGTGCGATGTTTTATATTAAACAATACTATAGATACCGATGGTAAATTGTGTTTGGGTATTTTGTTTACAAATGATTCTGTTATAGGATATGGTAATGTTATACAGAATAATTTAATATACAATCCATCAACATCAGCGTTAAATGGTATTAATGTAAATGGACAGCATGATAATTTACTTATAGATTGTAATGTTGTTAGAGTATTGGGTGATTATTCTAATGGAATAAACTTGTCTGTTTATGATAGCGGTGTTGTTGTTACAAATAACACTATCATAATAGAAGATGGTTCTGAATATTCCAATTGTATTTATGTAGCACCATATGGATATTCGTCAACAGAAAAAATACAATTAGTAAATAATTTATTATTTTATGATGACACATTAACATCAGTAAATTACGGTATCAATGCAAATATTTCAGACAATGGATATTGTGTTATAGAATATAATAATTTTGATAATTTTATTGAAGGAAATAGTTTTATATGGGGTGGTAATCCAACACAGATATCAGCAATGGGTAAATATTCATATAATTTGGATTCTCAATTGTTAAATGTTCTTGACACCATATCATATCCAAATTCAGCAATAGGTAGTTATAGCGTATCATCATCATCAGAATGTATTGGTTTAGGAAGATTCCATGAAAATATTGGATATTACGATACATATAATGAAAATGATAAATTTGTGAGTGTGGTTGATACAGTAACACATGAGTTTGGTGGTATAGATGAGTATGATATTACAATTCCTGAAACATTTTCATTTTTTAATAATACATTCACAGAAACAGCTGGTGTGATTAATGGTTTATTTACCAAAGGTATGACATACGATGATAATTTTCAAAACCAATATGAATGGGAATCAAGTGCTGCATCTGGTACGAGTTATCCTTTTACATCTGGTAATGATTTATATGATAAGGATATTTATTATGTTATTACAAATAAGAATATGTTAGAACCGTTTGATGGTATATTATGTCCAGCCAATCCTGGTTTCGGATATAGCGAATATCCAGGTTATGAAACAGGTTTATTCGGAAACCCACGAGCAGAATATATAAATAGTTGTATAGGAGAACCTTGTATAATACAAGATGATATATATACAGACACAATATGGATTGATGAGATTAATGCGAGTATGGTAATTGTGGATTCTATTAATCCACCATGTATATTAGAATCTGCATCATAAAATAGGAGAAAAATAATGGCAACTAGTGCAGCACGTAGAATATTACATATATTTACATCAGGATTTAATGATTTAAATAATAGACAAATAGGATTTGAAACAAGTGGTGATTCATATTATCACACATCTCTGGTCAAAGGACATTGGGGTGGTAAAGATAATATAGGAAATGTTGCGAAATATGCAGCATGGAACGAAGCGGTAGAATTTGATAAAATATATTTCACAAATACACAAAACGCGGTAATCATTGGTACTAATGATGCTCGTAGTGATGAAGCTGTTGATGTGGTTAATAGAGCATCATATTCTATTAATATAGGTCCAACAGCAGGAATAGGATGTGATTCACCATATACTATCAATATTGGTCCAGATGCTGGTGTTGACTCTACGGGTGGTGGTCCAGGTATAAACATAGGTAAGGGTGCTGGAAAATTATCAAATGTGGGTACTAGTCCAAATAGTAGTGTTGTTAATGTAGGTTTCCAATCTGGATTCAGAGGAACACAATTATACGGAGTAAATCTTGGTAATGGTACTGGTATTCAGAGTAGTGGTTCTTATAATGTGCATCTTGGACACACTGCAGGTAAATTCACGTCGGGTACAAATAATGTGTGGATTGGTAAATCTAATGGTGGTGAATACGCAGCTACGTATACATATGGTGATTATAATAAATTCATTGGTACTGAAAATGGATATAATTTTTCGGGTTCTCATAATGTGGCACTTGGTGAACATTCATTAACAGATAGTGTTGCTTTTGTATCAGGAAATTATTCTTTGGGTGATAATAATTTTA